CACTTGTTCCCGAAGCGAATGTTCCTGAAACGAGACCTGCTACACCTGCTTCTCCTGCTGGGACATACTCAACAATGGTAAACAAAACGTGATCATAGTTACCATCAATTTGTGATGCAGGATAGCGAACTGATTGTCCACCAAGGTCTTGAACCTCTGGTGGAGTTTCTTCTACCACTGCTGGTGCTGGTGGAGTATCTGTGCCTTGGTTTCCACCAGATGGAGGTGCTGGTGTTGTGTCTTTTTCTGGTGCTGGTGGTGTAGTTACACCTTTAATTTTAACTTTATTTCCATATCCTGCGTCTTTCAGTTTAGTTAACTGCTCAGGTGTTGCATTGTTATTAAGTATCGCTTTGTTTTCGTTTTCTACTACGCCTTTTACCTTTGATGCTAGATCTTTGTTTAAGTTTCTAGAAGCAGATCCTGACAGTCCAAGTAATTGCTTCTGTGCATTTGAGTCACCGCTGGAAAAGTTTATGTTGCCACCAGAAGATGCTGATCCACTTCCAATCAAACGACCCTGAGAATCCTTAACTGTATAAGAACCATCGTCCAAGTTGGATTCGACGGTTACTTTTTTACCATTAACATTGAGACTGGAACTCTTTGTTGCCACAGCACTTTTTTTAGTTATTTATCAGGTGGAGCGGATCTTCTTATATGGAATTGAACGAAGATATCTCAACTCCTCTGGATATAATCTATGCATCGGACCAACGATCTCTGGAAACGTATAGTTTCTGATTGCATTCCAGTGATAGTTGAACCCCCTGAATCCCCATCTTGTAATCTCAGTGATCTCTACAAGAGGATGCTCATCATATAAAATGTTGGGTGTTTTTGGTTGGTAGATGAATGTATACATTGCTCCAACATTATCAGGAGCATATTCAATATCGTCCTTGAATATTTCCATGATGTTCATCATTAAATCATCAGGATCTGTTGTTCCAGAAAGATCAATTTGTGATGATAGTAGGCGATTCATTTGAGAATTTTACCACACTTCATGAAGACTTATTCTCTGTTATTATTTAGAATAACCAAAAAGTTCATTCTCTGTGATGATCTTGAACTCCATTTTACGATCAGCACAAAACTCTCTTGCTGCCTTCCACTTTGCTTCATTGACAGCATAGGTTTTCATTTCATTCAGATATAATTTTGATGTTCCTTTTCTTTTCTTTGGCGGGACAGTTTGCTTAGCTGGTTTAACTTCGACAACGAACCTCTGAGTCCCTCCACTCCTGGTCCTTGTTCTGACATAGAAGTCTGGAAAATAGCGGTGAATCCGATTATCAACAGGGCTGATGTAGGGGATAACAATCTCTTCACTGCCCCATTCCAGAATGTTTTCATTCCTATCACACCAATTCATAAACTTCAACTCCCAAAGGGAGCGATAAATAATGTTAGTAGGATCACCTTTGTATTTAAGATAATTACTAGGGCGAAATCTACCTTTATAACTCATACATAGTATAGCAGACTAGTAGGTATTTAGATGTCAGGAGCAGTTCCGTTCAGGACGCTAACAACTAGCGATTTTATCAAACGTTTTGCACACCTGGCACAGACCAGTCAATTCCGTGCTGTATTGCAAGTTGGAACGCTACCTTTTAGTGCTGAGTACAATCCTGCTGGTGGCAGATTCTATGATGATCTAAGTTTTCTTTGTAATTCTGCTTCTCTTCCTGGTTCTAGTTTCTCAACCACGGAGAACTTGCAGGACTACTATGGCATCAGTCAGAAGTTTGCATATCGTAGAGACTTTGATGATCTGACACTAGATTTCTATGTTGATGCTAAGTATCAGACTTTAAAATTCTTTGAGCAGTGGATGGACTACATTGCAAGTCCTGGTGATTATTCTGTTGTGACAAACTCAGGTCCCGAATCAGATATTTCTTTTTATAGATTCAAATATCCAAAAGAAGGCACTGGATATAAATGCAGAATTGATTTGCATAAGTTTGATAAAGATTATGAGAGGGTAGATAATGTTTCCCTTACTGGAACCAAGAATGATATACTTTATACCTTTGTCAATGCATTTCCTATCAGTTTAAGTTCCATTCCAGTTTCATATGATGGAAGTGATGTAATGAAGTGCAGTGTCACCTTTACTTATGATAGGTATTTTGTGAACAGAGGATCAAAACCAGTTCAATCAGACTCTGCTTCATCTCCTGCTCCAACATCATCTGGTCCATCAGATACACAGGCAACCGCAGCAACGAGAAATCCAAGAGCCCTTCTTGATGCAAGACAAAGAATTGGTCCTGGAAATTAACTATAAATAAAATACACTGAATTGTATAGGATATTATGCCTTTACCAAAAATTGCAACTCCTTATTATGATTTGGAGTTACCTTCAACGGGTGAGAAGATTGAGTTCAGACCTTTCCTTGTAAAAGAAGAAAAACTTTTAGTCTTGGCAATGGAGAGTCAAGATCAAAAGCAGATTAGCAAAGCAATCAAAGAAGTTATCAAGTCATGTGTGCGTGGAGATATCAAAGTAGAATCTCTTCCTACATTTGATATTGAATATCTCTTCCTCAACATTCGTGGCAAGTCAGTTGGTGAGGAGATCGAACTCAAAGTTATCGCACCTGATGATGGTGTGACAGAGGTTGATGTTACGATCAACATCGACGACATCAAAGTCATTAAAGATGAAGATCACAGTCGTGACATTGATCTTGGCGGAGGTCTTGCTTTGAGATTGAAGTATCCTTCACTTGAAGAATTCATCACTGAGAACTTTGATTTTGATGAGGATGCATCGAATGTAGAGAAGACTTTTGATCTGATTGGTTCTTGTATTGAAACCATTTATAATGAAGAAGAGGCATGGTCTACTGCTGATTGCACCAAGAAAGAAGTCAAAGAATTTGTTGATCAACTAAGCACAAAACAATTCCAAGACATTGAGAAGTTCTTCTCTACAATGCCTAAGCTTTCTCATACTGTAAAGGTAAAGAATCCTAAGACAAAGAAAACTAGTGAAGTTGTATTGGAGGGACTGTCAAGTTTTTTCGCATAGCAATGTCTCACATGAATTTGGAGGCATATTTCCGAATTAATTTCGCCCTCATGCAGCATCATAAATACTCATTGACTGAGATTGAAAACATGATGCCCTGGGAAAGGGATGTATACGTTGAACTTTTGAAACAGCATATCGAGGAACAAAAGTTAGAACAAGAAAGGCAGGCACATGGATCTAGATGATCTCCTTAAATCTATAAGAGAAGAGGGAGAACCTAAGAAAGGTGGTGCCATTGTTCCTGCCAAATTTTTTGGTGAAGATAGATACGATAAAATATATCAAGAACTTCTTTCTGAGGGTAAAATAGAAGGTGATAACTTATCACCAGAGGAAAGAAAAGAAGGTGTAAAGGCATATAGAAAAAGTAAGATTGATTTTGAGAAGTTTGTTGATAGAGTTCTCAAAGTCAAGCAAGAAGTTGCACAACCAACATCTGCACCTGCCAAAGCAGGACTGACTAGTGGCACTTTCATGCCAAAAGCATTACCATCTGCAAAAGAAATTGCAGTTGAAAGTGAAGATGTAGTAGCAGAAAATATTCAGGAAGATGATCTTGACGGTATTAATGAGAAGTTAGACGATCTTCTTGATCACATTCGCACAATGAATGAGATTGAGGAGAAGCAAACAGAAGAACAAAGAAAGAAAGATGAGAGAGAAAGAAGAGAAAAGAAGGAAAATAAACGTGAGAAGGTAAAGAATTTCTTATTGAAACCAATTGAGAAAGCACTTAAACCTGTTAATGATTTGTTTAGTAGAATCATTGGAGGACTCTTTAAAATCCTTGCTGCTAAGGCACTGATCAAGTTGATCGATTGGTTCACAGATCCAGCGAATAAAGAAAAAGTCAACGCGATTGGTAGATTTGTTAAAGACTTTTGGCCTGCAATCCTTGCAGGATTCTTAATTATTGGAACAGGACTTGGTGGTCTTGCTACTACTCTCTTGGGAACTGGTGCTAAACTTATTGGATCCTTGTTCAAACTTGCTGGCAGACTTGGAAAAATTACTTTAAAGTTGGGGGCAAAGGCATTTAGATTTGCTGCTAAAAATCCTCTGTTGGCAGCAGGTGCTTTGGTTGTTGGCACTGCTGCTGTTGGTGGTATTGTTCAATCTCAAACACCTTCCAATGATCCAGAGAGAGCAAAACAAGGTAAGACTCAGTTGGATGACACCCTAAATTTCGGTGGTATCACTGGTGATCCAATGGGTGGATTGTTTGCTGGTGGTGGACTTGCTCCTAAGGGAACTGATGTTGTCCCTGCCATGCTGACACCAGGCGAATTTGTTATGAGTAAAGGTGCTGTTGATACTTTCGGCACAGACTTTATGCGGTCCATCAATGCTGCTGGTGGTGGTACAAACAGACCCACGAAGATGGATGGTACTACTTATGCTGCTGGTGGTGGTAGTATTGAAGTTAAGGGTACGGGTAATACAGTTGAAGGTACTTTGAAAATGAAAGATGCCTCTGGTAAACAGGTGGGCAAAACTTATTCTGCGATTAGTGGAACGTATGCTGGGATGAATATCCCACAAAATCAAAGATCAACAACCAGAGGAGCTCCATTACCCGATGGTAATTATAAACTGGTTGGATTTGAAAAGCATGGACCTTATCCTGGTCTACCTGGCATTGGAAATTGGAGTACCTATATTGCGAATGGCAGTGGATCTATTGGTAGTCGTAGTGGAATCATGCTTCATAATGATATTGGAAGCAATGGAACCTTAGGTTGTGTTGGTGTTGAACTTGGAGGAAAAGCAGGTACAAAAGCCGAACAGGAATTCTTGCAAACATATCAATCAATTAATCCAACGACAATTAAAGTTGCTCTTGGAAAGGGTGGGGGAGATGCATCTGAGGTCTCATCAATTGATAGAACAGTGTCACCTGACAACTCATCAAGGGCAGCAGCATTACAACCAGCACAATCTGCAACTCCAAGAGTATCTCCTGGTGCTATCACTCCACCATCTGCTCAACCTGGATCTCAGGGCATGACTCCTGTTCCGATTCCATATGGGCAGCAGAGACAAGGAGGTGCTCAATCACAAGGAAGTGACGTTCCAGATCTTGGTAGTATTGATCCACATAACATGACTCTTCTTGTTATGAAGTCCATGTATAATCTGAGTGGAGCATAATGGCATTACCAGCACTGATTGGTGGAGCATTACGAGGAGCATCCACTGTAAAATCTGCAACTAAGTTACTTCCAAGTCGTGACACCAAAGAAAAAGGTGGTGCTCTGGTAAAGAGAGATCGTCCTCGTTTGACTCAGTTTGCTGGTGAAGCAGAGAAGAAAAGGGAACAAGCAAGACCTTCTTTAAATAAGTCTGAATTTTTCAGAGCACCAACGATTGGTGAACCCAAGAAATCCAAGAAGGGTGCAACCAAGATCAAAACTATTGAGAATAAAATTGCTACAATATCTAAATTATTTGTAAGAGGAATTAAGAAAAAGAGAGAAAAATTTAAATTATTCCTGAGAAGTGATCAGGATAAAAAGAGAAAGGAAAAGGAAGAGAAGAGAGAAAACTTTGCCAAAGGAATAGTTAAAGGTGCTAGTCAGAAGGCATTAGCACCAGTCAAGTCTATCTTTGATAGAATTCTTGATGCAGTTGGTAAGATTATCCTAGCTAAGATTGCCATGTGGGCAATTGATAACCCAGGACCTTTCCTTGCAATTGTTAAGGTTATTGAAAGAGTTATTACCATTGCATCTGATATCTTTATCGGCACCATTGATTTCTTAGGAACAATCATCAATGAAGCATATAAGATGGTTGATGGATTTAAGGACTGGACCGAAGGGAACCTAGGTAAAGATGTCTCTAAGATGTTGGAAGACGTTGGTTCTAAGATTTTGAATTTCTTGAACGCATCATTAATTGTTGGTGCAATATTACTGTCCAGAGGTGAGCAAGAACTTGGGAAGAAACCAGATCAACCTGATAAACCAGGAACAAAACCAACAAAACCATCAACACCAACAAAAGCAGATCGGACTACAAGAACTAGAAGAGCAACACAGGAAACACGTAAAAGATATGCGCGTCGGTATGGTGGTGATGCTGCGAGGCAAAGATTTGGTGGTCAAACAAGAGGTCCAATACAGGGTTCTATCACTCGTCGTGGACCAGGCAGATCTATCACACGTCTGGGCATCAAGATGAACCCTGCCATGGTGAAGAACATGAAAGTCATTTCTAAAATGGCAAAGGGCATCAGAATTCCTATTGTTGGACCATTGATTATGGGTATCACCGAATTCCTTGGCAGTGGTGATTTAGGCAAGGCATTGTTTGTTGCAATAGGAACGGGTCTTGGTGAATTATTAGGAAGTGCTATTCCAATTCCTGTGGTTGGAACATTGCTTGGTGGATTGATTGGTTCTTTTGTTGGCGAATTGCTGTATGATTTGATTATTAAGAAAGATCCTGGTGCAGCACTGACAAAATTAAAGGATGCTGCTTTGGCAATCTTTAATACAGGAAAAGCAGTCTTTGATTGGTTGAAAGGTGGATTCAGTAGATTCATTGATGGCATACCGAAATTTTCATTCCCAGATAATTTTATTACCAAAAACGTCCCGTTAAAATTTGTCCGTGATCTTGCAGGCAAGGAATTCCCTAACCCATTGTGGTTAATTAATCCTTTCAATGTGATGGACAAGTTGAAGTTATTAAAGAACTCTTTCTTCCCACCAAATCCTAATGCACCAGAACCAGATTTATCTAAGTTCAAAGAAGGTGCAGCAGAAATGGATGCTCAAAGAGAGACTTCTACTTCTACTGGTGGAGCAGTTCAACCACAGACTGCAATGATTACAAGACTTGGGTCTGGTGCTGGTTCACTTAAACTTAACGATCAAGATTATAGTGACCTTGCTTATATTGTAAGTCACGAAGCTGCAAGAGGAACTGATGATGAGTATGGTGTTGCTGCTGCTGTCCTGAATCGTGTTGCTGATCCAAGATACCCTGACACTATCATGGGCGTTGGAACTGCACCTGGACAATTTGAAGCAGTGTATAAGGGTCTGGCAAAACGTGATCCAGCACTCGCTAAGAAACTGAAACAGAATAAAGGAAAGATTATTGCTGCATTAAAGAGATTAAATGGTCGCACTGATTTTAAAGGTCAGAGCATGTTGAGGTTCAAAGGTGATGGTGATGTGATGTTTGATTCAAGAGGAAACTTCTTCCACTATGCCGAACAACAAGCAAAGAGTGATCCACCTCCTGCTAATCCACCAGAGCATTGGAAGAAATTATTGGGAGCATTAAGTGGGGAAGCATCTGCTGATGATCAGAGAATTCAAACAATAGATAACAGTGAGCAAGTTGCCACTCTGGCAACTCCTAGTGGGCAAGGACCAACCTCTTCCGCAGCAGCTGCTGTTCCAACTCTAAGTAGCAGCAGCACGTCACAGTCATCTGCTGTTTCTCGAAGACCATCACCTGGTAGTCAGGGTATGGTTCCTCTGCCCATACCAATTGGCGGACAGCAAATGAGATCTGGTGGCGCAGCATCTGCATCTCCATCTGGTGGAAGTTCGTTAAATAGTTTTTACAGAGCTCAACTTCTTGGGTTCTTATATAAGCAAGGATAAATGGCAGCAAAAGACGCAGACATAAGATCATTTGTCATCCAAGCAGCAAAGGATGCTGGACGTGGTGTTGACATTAAAGAAGGCATGTCATCCTTTGCTTTCTATGAAAACATTTTGTCCAATCATGTCACTGCCTTAGTCAAAGTATCTGACAGTGGTAATGCCATTGAAAAAGATGGTAAGAAAGTTAGTATGTTGGAAGGTCTTCCTATTCGTGGTGGTGAGGAGATTCGGTTTGACATTGAGGACTCCAATAAGAATAAGTTGAAAGGAGAGTTGTATCTAAACAAGATTATGAATCTCGATCAAACTACCAAGATGGATAGTTTTTCGATTCAATGTGTCTCCAAAGAATCTTTCTCCAATGAGTTGACTCGTGTTGTAAAAAGATATGAGGGAAAGATCTCTGAGAGTATAACAACTATTCTCAAAGAAACTTTGAAGGCAGATTTTAAAGCAGAAAATATTGAAGAAACTTCTAACTCATATAACTTCATCGGCAACGATCGTAAACCGTTTTATATCTGCACTTGGTTAGCAACAAAATCAATCCCAACTGAGAATTATGGTAAGACTGGTGGATATTTTTTCTATCAGACTCAGGATGGAATGAACTTCAAGTCAGTTGACAATTTGTTGGGACAGGATATAAAGAAGAAGTATATCTACAATGATAGCGATGGCAAACCTGAGGGATATGATGAGAAGATTTTAAACTATGATATGAATCGTTCTGTTGATGTTGGAGAAAGTTTAACTCTTGGTGCATATAAAAATAGGACAATTTATTTTGATCCATATCAGTTTAAATATGAGATGAAAGAGTTTGATATTACAGAACAGAAAGATGTAAAACATTCTGGTTCGTCTGATGATTTTGATTTTGTCAATCCAGATTTCACTGAAACTCCTACTAGATTAATGAGTGCCGTTCTTGACTTGGGAACTCTTCCTAGTGGAAAGGATGGCAAAGAACAACTACAACGTTGGGCATCGAACAAAGAGGAATCTAACGATAAAGTTATGGATCGTATGGTTCAGTCTGTAATGCGCTATAATCAGATGTATTCTGTTGTCACCTCCATAACTATTCCTGGTGATTTCAGTTTACGTGCTGGGGATGTCATTCAATGTGATTTCCCCAGAGTGTCAGGAGATACAAAGGACATAGATAAGATAGATAAGAAAACAAGTGGTAAATACTTAATATCAAGTTTGTGTCATTATGTTACCCCTAGTCGCTGCTTCACGCAGCTAGGTTTGATTAGAGATTCTTACGGGAGGAAAACAAGTTAATGGAAAACATCGAACAACATATTGAAAAGGATAAACAAATCCTTGACAACCCAACAATTTCTCCTCAGATGCGTCGCCACACTGAGGAAGAGTTAAAAGATTTAGAAGCATACGCTGAGCGTCATCCAGAGGATCATCATGATCCTACTTCACTTGAACTTTACTGTGACACTCATCCAGATGCTGCTGAGTGTAGGATCTACGAAGACTGATGTTAGAACAAGGACTCCTTAAAAAACAATTCGTCGGAAGAGATGGATTCTTCTGGTGGTTAGGTCAGGTAGTTGACTCCAAGAAATGGAAGGACAACTCACCTGGTCTTCCCACTGCGGATCTACCTGGCATGAAGCGCAGGGTAAAGGTTCGCATCATGGGATACCATACTGCGGACGTGGAGTCCTTAAAGGATGATGATCTACCTTGGGCATACTGCATGATGCCTGTCACTGCTGGTGGTGCTGGTGGTGGTATGTCCCAAAGTGTCAACTTCTCTGGTGGCGAGTGGGTCTTTGGTTTCTTCCTTGACGGTGAAGACGGACAACAACCTGTTGTCATGGGAGTTCTTGATAAGTCCAGTCAAACTACATTTCCCAAGGAAATTCCATCTATTGGATTCAAACCTTTTAGTGGATACACCAATGGTCTTGTAGAATCACAGCATAATATTAAAGAAGATGGAGCACCATCTGAATCTGATCCTACTCAATCAAATATTTCTTCTGGTGATAGTGGTGTTAAAGTTAAACCAACCACTGCAAAGGAAGGTGCTCATCTAGAATCTGTACGTCAGGATATTCCTGATCACGGAACGAAAGCAGCACATGAGAATGCAAAGAATACTGGTGAAGTAAAACCAGCTAATGGATGTGCTGATGATAATCCTCAGGCAGGTATTAAACTTGCACTCACAAGACTTCAAAAACAAGTAGCGTTTCTTCAAAAACAACAAGGTATTTTCTTAGATCCACTCTCACAAAAGATTGGAGATCTTCAAGGAGAGATTGACAGAGCACAGCAGAACGTCAATGCCTATGTGAAGGACATCATGGACAAAGTTCGTGGTGTTGCATTAAAACAAGTATCTGAGGAGTTAGCAAAGGTCTCAATCAAACTTCCTATCGATAAGATGGGAGAATTCAAAGACAAACTCGATGAAGCTTTGGAGGGTCTTGGATGTTTGTTTGAGAATGTAATTGGTGGTCTTGAAAATACCATTAATAGTCTTCTGCAAGACATGATGGGGAAAGTCACTGGTGTTCTTGATTGTATTGTTAACGATGTCATCGGTGGACTATTAGACTCTGCTCTTGGTGCCATCAATAGCATTATGAATTCTATCACTGGAATTTTTGATAGTCTTGGTATTGTTATCGAAGCAGTTCAGATTCCTCTGATCGAAGCACAAAACTTTCTTGCATCACTCAAAGCACTGTTCACTTGCCAATCAGAAACTGGTTGCCAAGATATTGCACAGGCAAACATGCTTAGCGGTAATGCACCAGAATCTCCTCCTGATTTTATTGGTCTGATTAGTTCTGCCTTAGGTGGTGGTGGAGTTGTTCCAGAACCTGTCGGTTCAATTCTTAATTCGGCAGAGGGTATTCGTGATTCTGTCACTGGTGCTGTTGATGCTGCAACTGGTTTAGTAAATAACGTGCAATCTGCTGCTGATACTGCTATCAATGCAGTTCAAACTGTTGCTGGATTACCTGGACAAGCACTTGAAGGTCTTAAAGCATGTAATCCTTTTGCAGAACCATGTACACCACCACTTGCAGTTATTTTTGGTGGTGGAAATACTGCTGCGACTGCAAATACAATTATCAATCAGGCTGGAAGAATCATTGGCGTTGATTTAGATGGTAGTGAAGTATTGAATCGTGTTTATAACTCTGTGCCATCAATTAATTTCAGCAGCAACTGTGGTCAAGGTGGTGGAGGAGGAGGTGAGGTTATTATGAATGATGATGGAACCATTGAAAAGATTGTAATTGATGAACCAGGAATAAATTATCCACCAGCTCCTGATGGATCTATTGGTGGAAATGGTGGTGTATTTGCCAATGCTGATAATACTGTTGTCAGAACACCAGATGGTGATCATCAAAAGTTCCCACCAGGATATGATGTAACAGTTCCATCAGGTTCTCTTGTATTCTTCCCAGGAGAATTAGCAGGTGAGGGTGTAGAATATCCTGATGGTGGATCATTTAGAACACCAGAACCACCAGAAATACAAGTCGATCAAGAACTTGTTTACCCTGTTATCATGGAACTGGATGAGATTAATGTTAGGAGGTGTGGAGTTTCTTACAATAATGGTGATACTATTACTGTAAGTGGTGATGGAAATGAACTTACGTTCGAACCTATTCTCTCTTCGAACGGTTCAATCCTTGGCATTAGAGTTCCAGAGAACCAAAGAGGAATAGGATTTACTGACATTCCAGATGTCACCATAAATACCTCCACTGGTGCTGGTGCTCAACTCACACCATATCTCCGAGTCAAATACAGAGGAAGAGATAATATTAATGAAGTGATTGATCAGGTCACACAAGACCAGATTGTTAGCGTTGTTGATTGCGTAGGAAAGTTTAATGGCTAAGGATAATCTTTTTACTAGTTGGTCCGAAAATAATTACGGTCAATTAGAATTTGGTAGATTAGATCCCGATAATGTTCGTGCTGCTGTCTATCTTGGAAACAAACAAGATGTGAGGCACAGATTATACATGGACATTGATCGTCCAATGGGCAATGGTACGCATAGTGTCACCACACTTGAATCTCCTGGTGGTATTGTGATAAAATGTGGACAAGATCGTAAGAGACCTGATATTACTTTTAATATCCAAGTTGAGAACGGTAAGTTAGCACTCACATGTCAGACAGGAGATGTCCTGATTCAAGGAAAGAATGTTGTCATTGAAGCAAAGGGTGATAACAATAACGATGGAAACATCACATTGAAATCAAACTCAAAGATTGAACTTAATAGTCCAGTTGTAGAGATCAACGGCAAACAAAAAGTTGAGTGTAATAGTGAGCAAAAAATTGAAGTTAAATCTAATGGAACTTTGGGAATGTATGGAACTCAGGTCACAGGACAATCTGCCTCATCCAGATATGGCAAGACAGGCACTAATCAAGGAAAAGGAGTAGTAGACTAATTATGGCTTGGACATTTGATGACGAACAGGTGCATAAGCAATCTGTTATCGGAGGGCAAACCTCATCATGCGTTGGTAAAACTGATGATGAAAAGATTTTAGGTTCTCAGTATGTTGAGAACGGTCTTCATGTAGGATCTCCCGATGCCTTTGGGTTGATGGAAGGGACTGTGATGATCAACAAGAGTGCAGAGCAGCAAGGTTCTTTTGCTCTTGAAGTCAAAGATGATGAGCATATTCGTGACAATCTTTGGGTAGAACAAGAAACCAAAACAAAAACTTTGGTTGCCGATAAGATTGATGTAAGAAAAGCATTCATCACAACGATCAATAAAGGTTCTTGTAACTTTGTGATTGATCATGCTACAAAACCAGGACATAAACTTCGTTATACTTGTATCGAAGGACCCACAAAAGATGTCTTTGTTCGTGGTAAACTAACTAATACTGATGTCATCAGACTTCCAGATGAATGGGAGTGGTTGGTGCATCCAGAAACAATCACAGTGAATCTGACTCCTATTGGAGCTCCTCAGGTTTTATTTGTGAAAGGAAAGCAAGGATTAGAGATTAAGATTGCATCACATTCTAATCTTCCTATCAATTGCTACTATACGATCTACGGGGAGAGAGCAGATGTTCCAAGAGAACCAAATATTTTCCCTGCTGAGGATCTTTTAACTGATAAATTTGTTGGACAATAGGAGGTAAATCATGCCACATGGAGGATGTCAGGGTCTGTATCCAGATCCAGAAGCAGGTTGCGGTGGAGGTGTATGGCAACAGGACAGCACCTTTGGACGTGCCGATGATAAAGAAGATGATTGTTGTAATGAAATTTCTTGCCACTTGAAGAACGGTTTGTTTGAGGCAGATCTTGAAGTGGAAGGAAACACTGAGTGTCTTGGCACAACCACATGCCCCACATTCATTGGAGATTTGCAGGGAAATGCCACTAGTGCAAAGGGTATTGGAGGTGCATTTGATATCCCTCACCTGAAAAAACCAGGTTGGAGAGTCCGTCATGTCATTCCCGAAGGTCCAGAAGCTGGTATCTATGTAAGAGGAAAGATTCAGGGACACAATAAGATCTATCTTCCAGAATATTGGGAGGGTTTGGTTGACCCAGAAACTATTACTATCTCTCTCACTCAAATTGGGTGGTCTCAGGATCTAATTGTTGAGAGTATTGACTGGGGTAGAGTTGTGACAATCAAATCTGGTAACGGAACTGAAATCAATTGCTTCTATGAAGCATGGGCAGCACGACACCTTGACCCATTGAACCCAGATGAAAAACTGCACGTTGAATACGAGGGTGCATCTCCTGATGATTATCCTGGTGACAAGAGCAGGTTCCTGGTTGGTGGATGGGACTATGACAGACGAGATCCTGTCACAGGGGAGCGTGTGCAATCCTGATCAACTGTGCTATAATACATAGGTAAAGCAAGGCACCCTCATGCACGAAGAAGATTTCCTCAGTCGCGTCGTTGTTGACACCTCTTGCCGCAAGTTCTATTTGTATAGCGACAACGGTGATGAGAAGATCATTGACTGTGATACCATCGATGAGTTCATGAACGTGCTAGAATTCTGTCGTGGAGTTCTTGATGAGGATGTTCTTGCATACGCAGGACCTCTTACAGTTACCTCAAACTAAAATCGACTTTTGATTCCAAAAAAGTCGGGAAAAAAATTCCGCCAAAAAATCACCCTATTACTTTTTCATGAATAGGTATTCTCCAAATTTTTACAAGGAAGTCTTGAAATTTTACCAATGGAACAATATACAGTCGAGGAATTCCAGAGTGATTTCGACAATCTTCTCGCAAGAGTCGAAAAAGGAGAATCCTTTCAAATCAATTATGAGGGGAAATCAGTGATGATCATTCCTGCCACAAAATACCAAGAAACAGTTGAAACCATCACTGAGGCAAAACCAGAAGATTGGGATGATTTTTGGTATGATGAAAGCACTCTTTGTGATATCTAATGAGACCTGAAACACGTAAATCGATGGAAATGCTGTTTTCTGCAAAATGGAATTTGCCAAAAGCAGCAAAATATGCTAATCTCACTAATAAGGAGATGAAGATCACATTTAACGAGTATTGTGCTTTTCATCCACCAACTTATGATGGGAGTGTGGTGGAATAGGTAGACACACCAGACTTAAAATCTGTTGACCATTAAGGTCGTGGGGGTTCAAGTCCCCCCACTCCTATTGCCCTTGTAGCTCAGTGGTAGAGCAGCTGTCTTGTAAACAGCAGGTCGTCCGTTCAAATCGGATCGGGGGCTT